TGCTTGCGTTCCGAGTCGGTGAACACCTTGTCTGCGCCGACGGCTGCCAGGCGTTTGCGGACCTCGTCGGCCGACAAGCCGATCAGTTCGGCGACCTCGGTCCAGCCCCTGCCGAGCAACTGTTGAGCCACTGTCGCCCGCTCGGCAGGGTCTTTGATCTTGTTCAAACGATCAATGACATTGAGGAACGTGTTGGACACGTCGACGTTGCCGTCGCGTGTGCGGGCGATCTCCACGTTGAGCTTCTCAAACGCAGCCGGGTCGATCTCTCGGTTCAGCTTGTTGAAGACGCTGGTGAGCGAGCTCACGTCGATGTTGAGGTCACCTGCAACCTCGACGTAGCGGCTTGCTTCCTCGGTTGCAAGACCAGTGGCATCGGCAAACTTCCCGATCTTGACGCCAAGACCAGAGAACTCGTCGGCTGCTTTGACGGCGAAAGCTCCAGCGGCTGCGACGGCGGCACCCAACGCAGCTGGTGACGAGGCCGCTGCAGTGAACGTGTCCTTCAGCGACCCGACGCCGGCCTTCAGTTTGCCGGTGAAACCCTGCGCCTCGGTGACGGCGGACTTGAAGTCCTTCAGTCCACTTGTTGCCTTGTTGGTTACGACGTCGATGACAACTGTGATCTTGTCGCCAAGTGCCATCGGTCATCCCCTCCAATGCTTTTTGAGCATGTCCACTAGGACAATGCGGTCGACGCGCGCGCCGATGTCCTTGGACATCAGCTCTACCGCTTCGTCCCAAGTGTTTTTCCCTTGAGTTGCGCCGACAGTTCGCTTCACGCGCCGGAACTTGTCGACCACCTCGCCGGTCTTCTTCTTGGTGCGCGTCCCGGACCGGCGGCGATCTCCAGCGTTGTACGCCTTGCGGCCGTCTTGAAGCACTCGCATCGGTCCCAAGCCGCGACGCCACGCCCCACCCTTGATGGCTGGTGCCACGAAGATGCCGGTCTTGACGGTGGTCGACAGTTCGCTACGTCCTGTCAGCTCGGCTGGCTTCTTGTGTGTCCAGCCCGACATTGATGTATCGGCAATGTCGCCTCGAATCGCTCGTTCGACAAGCGGCTCCAGCTCTTTGCCGACCATCTTGAGACGATCGTTCATTGCGCGCCCGTCGAGTTCGGCCTGCAGGCCGTCGATTCGGCGGGCGACGCGATCGAAGTCGTTCAACTCAGAACGTGCCGTTCGACAGGGCGCCGGTCACCTGGAGCGATGCCGAGTACTCGACACGACCGCCGACGGCAGCGCTGACCGAGTACTGGGCGACGTAGACGCTGCCGGCGATGCGGGGCTGCGACGCCACCGATCCCTGCGGGCCCCAGATGAACCCGAGCAGCGAACCGGCCGACTTCGCAGCGGTCAGCTGGGTGTGCACGACGACGTCGTACGGGCCGGACATCGACAGGGTGTCGCCGTCCTGCAGGCCGGGGATCATCGCCTTGGCTGCGGTGCCGAAGGCGGTGACGTCGAGCATCTCGACGCTCTGCGGCAGCGACAGGTTGTCGGCGTACGGCGACAGGTTCTGCAACGCCTGTGCGGCGTTGGCAAGGTAGAAGGCGGTGGTGGTGCCAGCGCGGAAGGCCATGATGTCTCCTCAGGGGTGGGGGTTGGTGGAGAGGGTTAGCGTCGTGCGAACGACACGAAACGGGTGCAGCTGCCGGTGCCGGTGACGTCGTCCCGGATGCGCAGGTAGCGGTTGACGGTGGTGCCGGGTGCGATGACGAGGCGTTCACTGCCGGTGCCGGTGACCAACGTGAAGGTCGCCAACGTTGTCCAGGTGGAGTTGTTGGTCGAGTGTTCGATGATGATCGAGTTGGAGGTGAGGCCGCTGTAGGCGGTGACGTGCAGGTGAGCGACGCCGCCGTTGGAGGTGGCGGCGGTGTTGTCGACCGAGGTGCCGTTGGTGTCGATCGTGATTGCCGTCTCGGGGTCGAGTACGACACCGGGGTCGACGAGGCCGTCCGACTGGAACGCTGCGGTGACACCGACGACGTCGGCAACTGCGGCGCTGGTGTTGAAGTTCAGTTCGTTCGACTGGACCTGCCATGTTTCGGCGCCTCGAGCGGTGCCCGACGGGGCGAGGGTGACGACCTGCGGGGTCGACTTGGCGGTGTACAGGATGCCGAACTGCGAGCTGGCGGTGGCGGCGTTGTCGAGCAGCATGTCGACGTTGAAGGTCGCCATCTCCATGCCAGGGATGAACTCTTTGGCGGTCGAGGTCAGCACGGTGACGTCGAGCATTTCGGACTGGTAGGACAGGTTGTAGCTGCGGGTGTAGCCCGAGAACTGAAGCAGGCCGACGTAGAGCCGGCTGACTTGTGCGGATGCGAACGGCATTTAGAAGCACACCTCGATCGTGAACTGGACGGCGAGGTAGTCGACGCCGTCGATCCATGTGATGACCTGAACTTCGCCGCAGTTGGTGACGACGGCGTAGTCGATGTCGGCGGTCCAGTTCGCCCCGTTCTGGACGGTGGCGATCAGTGACCCTGTGCCGGACAGTTCGCAGAGTGCGTCCAGCGCCGCTTCGGACACCTCGGGGGTGGCGCGTGGGGCGTAGGCGGCAACGGTGAACTGGTGGACCGCTTTGGCTTGTTGGAACACCATGCGAGGGTCGAACGCCGGTCGCCCGATCTTGAGGCTGTAGGTGTTGACCATGTCGCCGATGTAGCCGGATGCGACTGACCAGCCGTCGAGGTTGCGCAGCACGTCGGCCATGTCGTCGCGCACTTCGGCGATCGTGGTCACGCAACCCTCGGCTTCACGTAGTACTCGACGAGGGCTGCGGCCATCGGGTTCAACGTTTCCCGGACTCGCAGGATGCCAGCATCAAACGAAAGCCCACCGAACACGGCGTCAGATGCTTTGAACAGTTGGGTGGCTTGGATGAGGCAGGCCTTGTTGACGTCGTCGGGGACGGTGGCGAACCCGAACTTGGCGGTCACTTGGACGCTTGGTCGACCGGAGGTCCACAGCGGGAACGTGGTGGTGTCGGCGTCGACGAGACGGATCATGTACCAGGGCAGTCCGTCGTCGCCGGCGTTGGTGGGCAGCACGATGAACTGGGTGTTGATCGTGAGGGTGGTGGCGTAGGTGCCGTCGTCGCCGGTGTCGACCTTGACCACCAGCCCGGTAAGGGTGGAGATGTCGTCGGTGTGCACCAGGTACGGGGTGTCGGCGTAGTACTGGCGGCCGACGACGGCGGTGTCCTGCCAGAATCGGCGGCCGCAATGCCGGTCGATCTGGCGGGATGCCGAGTTCAGCGCTGTTTCCAACTTGACGTCGTAGGAGGTGTCGGCCTGTCCGATGTTGAGTTCCGCTTTGAGGGCGGCCATCGAGGCGTATGCGTTGGTCAGCGTCATGCGTTCACCTCGATGATTCCGAGCCCCCAACAGTCGGGGATGTTGAGCCAGCGACGGCCGGTTGCTGCGACGAACTCCTCGATGGCCCGTTTCACCGGATAGGTCGGGTCGCCTGCCGGTGCGCCTTCGGGGATGGGGAGTTCGGTGTCGTGGCACACGATGAGGCCGCCGGGTCGCACCATGTGCTGGTAGCGGTCGAGTTCGGCTTTGGTGTGCTGGTAGTGGTGCGACGTGTCCAAGAAGACGATGTCGAACGGGGCTGGCAGTTGTGCTTGCACTGTGCCGTCCATGTCGTCGCCTTGGATGAACGTCCAATGCGGGAACTGACCGATCGGCGGCTGGCTGTCGATGTCGACCGACCACAGGTGGCCGCCGGTCTGCTCGAGGGCGTGAAGCCAGGCGATGGTTGACACACCGGTGCGGGTGCCCAGCTCGAGGACTTTGGTGGCCTTGGAGCGGGTGACGAGTTCGACGAACCGTGGCAGGTGCAGGTAGATGTCGGACGGTGTCGACGCGACCGAGCGGTACATGTCGGCCAGTGCCGGTTTGCGCCACGACCACACGTTGCCCTTCACGAACACGTCCTGTTCGGGCAGCAGGTCGAGTACTGCTCGGCGGACCGGTGGGTGGCCGGCGTCGTCGCCGCACAGCACACCGCCCGACGCGAGCTTGGGCAGTACCGCTTGGATGTTGTCGTAGACCTCGCGGTAGGTGTGTTCGGCGTCGATGAAGCACAGGGCGATCGGGTCGTCGATCTGTGGGATGGCGTCACGCCAACCGGAACGCCATTCGCGGACGTTGCCGCCGGTCAGCGCTGCGACGTTGGTTGCGAAGGTGGCGTGGACGTCGCGTTCGGCGGCGAGGTCGTGGGAGATCTCGCCGGGCGAACCCTGCCAAGTGTCGATGGCGATCACTTCTCGAGGGCGGATCGCGTTGGCGAGGACGCAGGTGGAGCGTCCCTCCCATGATCCGATCTCGACGATGACGCCGGGGACGTTGTCGACCAGTCGGCCGAGTTCGGCAAGCCGGTCCTGTGATACCTGGTCGAACCAGTTCTCGGTGAAGGTGGCGGTGTGGGCGCTCATCGGGGACGGAACCACACTTCCGAGCAGCGACGCTCGGCGATCATCTTCGGCCATGACTCGTCGACATCGACCGGTTTCATCCGCCGGCCGTCGACATGGAACCCTTCCCTCAGGTAC